ATCTCTCCATTCAGTTCATTAACAATTAACGTTGCATAGCCAGCAATATCTTTCCAGCTATCATCATAGGTAGGGTCGCCATTCAGAATGCGTCCAATCTTGTGCTGGATCATGTCGAGCGCCTCGCGTTGGCTTGGCGTCAGATTGCGCCATCCATCCACTTCGCGCATCACATCTTTCAGTTCCTGCATGATTTCAGCTCCGTCCTTGAATTTACCGTAACGACTGCCGCGTTCGGTGATGAGCTGCTCTGTTTCGTCAGCTTCCGGCGCGCCGATACAATCGTTCAAGTCTTGTTCGTCGGTAATTGGCTCGCGGTATGCAATAACAATATCCCCTAAGGCTTCGATCTCCCCAATACGACCGGCATAATAGCGACCTAGACAGTAAGTTTCACCAGTGTGTCCTGACTTAACCACAAGAACCGCTGAGTTATGACCTTCAAAATCCTTCTCACAACCCTTCCGATATTTCCACTTTTTCATTTCTCTCTCCACTTAATCATCTCGCGTCGCGGCATTGTGACGCGGTTGTATTCATCAACATTAAAATTAGCCCGAATCAAATCATACATATCTTCCTTTGGCATATCAGCCAGCGCCACATAGCAACGGGCAAAGTAGCGAACATCACGGAGTGTCAGCGGCTGCCGCTTCTCCACAATGCTGGTGATAATGTCCATCGGCTCTCGTCGTGGTCTTGGCATATTTACTACCCCTTCTCGAAAATTATTGTTGACCAATCTACATCATTTAGTCAATACTTATTGACGTAGATTGTACCACAACGGAAAAGGTGATGTGGAAATGAGCGTGAAAAAAGTAATAACAGAAAGATGTGAGTATTTGCGCTCCATGCTTGAGGCGCGAGCAGTAAATATTGAAGACATTGAACTGTGTCTTGTACATATCAAAAACGCCATCCTTGAAGGGTATCATCAGGGGCAGGTAGATTGCTCAACCGAGGTACTGCCTGAGCTACTGAGAATGGCAACAACTGGTAAATTTTGAGGAACATCCAATGACAACAGATGAACTGTACGAAGAATCGTTAATCCAGCGACTGAATGAAGTTGAGCGCACTCGTGAGTGGATAGAGTGCGAGTTGCGAGAAGTGCGTAACCGACTGCAACGTAAGCGCAGCCAGCAGAAGGACGTTATCGACTGGTCGGGCGATACGCCTAAATTTAATAATCTTGGGGAGTGGGTGAAATGAGCAAATGCAGCACGATACACCAATTAGTTATGGCTGATATCAGGGAATCCAACGCCAGAAACAAGAAAAGCAGGAATCAAAAGAATTGGTATGGCGGCATTGGCTTTTTGAAAGCAATGTTTAAAAACAGCAAGAAACATTACCGACGCGACAGGATTCTGCGAAGATTGTGCGACTTAAACATGAAGAAATTAGTTAAGGAGATGACAAAATGACAGCACCACATATGCCGATGATGAATGATGAAGGACTGCTGGAGTGCCCATTCTGTGGCAGCAATGACGCATACAATGACAAAAACATTCATGGCTATTACGTTGCTTGCTCGCAGTGTGGGTGCGGTACTGATGAGTGGCTCCATCAAGAATCAGCAGTGAAGTCATGGAATACACGCAACGGGCACCTATACACAGCCGAAGATTTCAGTCAGGCAGCAGAGGAGCGTGACTATGTACTATAAATCACAAATCATGCGCGTGATTATTAATCACCCAGGAGCAACGCGCGCATACATTGAAAAGCATTGCGGAGGAAAGAACTCAAGCACCACAACGCATCGTTTGCATGAGATGCTTGCACTTGGCTTTATTCGCCGTGAGAAGTCAGTGATTTGTGGTGATAAGTGGCAGTACAAGTATTTCATCTCTGAGGATGCGGCAGGTATTGATGATGCAATTAAGTGCCATTTGCTTGATAACGCTGGCGCAGAGGTGAAAGAAATAAGTTCATCCACTGGCATTGATTATCGAATCGTGAAAAGCCGCATCCGCATTATGTTTCATAACGGTGATGTGACGCGAAGCTATGACCACCACAAGAAGCTGTGGCGTTACTCATGGCGTGAGCAGGAGGTTAACGTCAGCAACCTGTTCAATTCACTGCTTCGCAATGTAAGAGGTCATCATGGGGAAAGCGAAACGCAAGAAACAAGAGTATGAGCCACTTCCGCCTTGTGAGATTTCTGGAGTGCCGCAGCATGAGGATGTAATTCTCACCGAGGCAGAGTGGCGCAAGGTGGCGAGAGTGCAAATCATGTTCCGCAAACTTGCTGAGGACGTACTAAATGAGATGGGCTATTAAGCATAAAACAGGCAGAACTCTGTTTGTGACATCGGATGAGTTCATTGCCAATAACCGCAGCAAGATGGGATGGATAGTGGAGGGAGTGAAGATGACGAGTAGAGAACAGTTTAGTAGAGAACAGTTTGAAGAGTGGGTCAAGAAAGAAACAGGCTTTGATTTATGTCGCACTAACTACCCAATGACAGAATGGGCTGACCAGAAATACGAAAGCTATCAAACACACCTCGCGTGGATGGCATGGCAGGCATCGCGCTCAGCTATCGAGATTGAATTGCCAACAACAATTGAAGTGCACCCATTCGGCCCGAGCGCAGCAAAAATGTTTTGTGAGCTGCATAAAAACACCGTCGCAGAATGCGCAAAGTCCATCCTCGCCGCGGGTCTGAAAGTTAAAAGCTAAAGGTGAAAAAATGATCATCCAACTAAACGACATCATGAAGGCAGACATTATTCAGCTTGAAGACTATGACATGCAACTGGCGTTTGAAATTGAAACTGTTGAACGCCAACTGCAATATGCGGATAAGAAGAATGATCGCGTCTGGCATGAGAAAGCACTTAAGGCGCGCGACCACATGAAGCGCACGCGGGCACTCATTAAAACTCGTCTTGATAAACTGTATTACGGCGAGGAAAGGATGATTCACGGGGCGATACTGGCGCAAATCCGTAAGGAAATGCCGATTGGCAAGTTCATGTCATACGTGCACCGGGCAAAACAGGAGGCTGGGTTGGTATGATGCGCATGTATCAGTGCTACAGGTGTGGTGAGTCAAAGGATTGGTATAGATTTAATCCTGGTCAAAAATATTGGACCAGAAAGTGTATTCGTTGTGAGCAATCACCAGTTGGTTCAATGCCGATTAGGGAAGATTCATCTCACGTGTTTCATAGTCGAAAGATAATGAGGGTATGCAAATGATTCCATTACTGTGGATATTATCCGCCTACGCATTCGCGAGGGTATTTGAGGCTGATACTCTGTACCAGATGATTTGTTATGGCGCGCTGTTCTGCCTGTCAGGTGATGCAATCGCATTCATAGATGATGTGATTTCAGACTAACACCGTATATCTTTTGTTCATCATGGGCTGCTATCATTTAATCAGGAGGTAGCCCATGAACATAATCCCTATCACTTACTTTCTCACACTCTACGCACTCACCGACTCGCCATTGTTTGCACTGGCTACCGCCTCATGGTGCTATATCTCCCTGTGTTATAATTCGACCACAAACTAACCGTGGAGCTACGCGATGAATAGACTGCAAGTTAACGTGCTCACCACTATCAATTCCGCGAGCAATATCAGTGAGCAGGTGATTGATGGCGACTTGCACTACGTTATAAAAAATGTCACCCCTCTATGCGACGACATAGTGATGAACGGCGGCCTGTACCCGGCGGAAGAGATACGCAATAGTTATCATGGGCTAAATGGAAACCCAGCCCCATACAACCACCCAATGGTTGATGGTTCTTTCGTCTCAGCACACAATATTCGGGCGGTAAACCAGTATCATGTTGGCGCATGGATAGAGAATGCCTCTCATGATGGTGGTAAGGTGCTTGTTGACCTGAAGGTAAACAAAGTCATCGCTGAACGTTCAGAGAAAGGTCAGGAGCTGCTCGGTCGCATTGAGGCGCTAATGAACTCCGCAGAAGGCGCTGAGCCAATCCACGTATCCACGGGCTTATTGCTCAACCGCGAAGCTGCGGAAGGAACAAGCAAAGGCAAAAAATACACATGGATTGCGCGCAACATGGAGTGGGACCATCTCGCCATCCTGCCACCGGGAGTGCCGGGAGCCGGGACGCCAGAAGATGGTGTTGGCATCTTTGCTACCAATGGCGAGCAAATCGAACGAATCACCGTAAACCTTGAGGATTCAACCGTGCCAGACGAAAGCGCCAACAAGATTAATTATAAATCTTGGCTACATAAGGCTATCAACTACATCACCAACAAATCAGACCTGTCGTTTGAGAACATTAGTGAGCAGATTCGCCAGATTCTGAAGGCGGAAGTAGGCGAGGATGTGTGGCCTTATATCGTGGCTGTGTACAACGATCGCGTCGGGTTCGAAATCAAAGGCCAGATTTTTCAGCAGTTCTACATCGTTGAAGATGATGTGGTAAAATTGGTCGGTGAGCGGGTCAAGGCTGTTTATAAAACTGAACTTGAGCCGGTAAAATCAACTGAAGGGGAAATCTCAATGACGAACGAGGAATTGCAAGCGGTACTCGCTGAAGCCCTCAAGCCGGTTCAGGAATCGTTGACAGCCGTCAACCAGAAGCTGACCGACATCGAAGCCGAAAACGTTAGGCTGAAAGAGCAATTGCAGGCGAATACCGAGCAGGAAGAAACCGCGATGCGTGCTGCTATCATCGCTGAACTGAAACTGCCGGAATCTGCTGTGAATGCATTGAAAGGCGAAGCACTGCGTGAAACCTATGCGCTGACCAGTAAACCTGCCGCGCTGAAGGGTGGCTTCCAGCCGAACCACGCTGATGACGATTTTGATATGGAGGCACCTGAATAATGGCTACTATCCGTTATGGCACCATCATTGGTGGCCCGGCCCGCAAAAACGACCCGCAGATTCGCGAAGGCATCATGAATGCCGCATTGCAACCTGGAGCACTGGTTGATTTCAATACTGATGACAAAATCATCGCACATGCTACCGCTGGCGGTCAGGGCTTCCCTTATGTGCTTCAGCATAACTACATCGGCGGCGGTGATGTCTCTGAAGCGGTTCCGGCTAACGCTACTGGCATGGCTGTACAGTGCGAGTTTGGCGTCACTTATCACGCACTGGTTGCTGCATCTTCCGCGCTGAAGAAAGGTACACCACTGGCAAGTAATGGTGCTGGTGCGCTGAAAGTTGCTGGCAATGGGGATAACATCCTGTTCTACTCCTATGAAACTTATACTGTTGCCTCTGATGGCGCTGAACTGGTTGCAGTTCGTCGTGCTGGCAATGCTTCCATGCCTGCTGGAGGATAATAATGGAAAAGATTATTTTTACCAAAGACTTGGTAGCCAACTCCGCAGTGGTGGCTGACCAGTGGAAACATCTCACCATCGACCGCAAAGTGTTCTGCAATGCAGAAGCTGAACTGGCGAAAACCTATGGCGTTAACGCCACCGCACTGGTAACGAAAGATTACTGGCGCGACGTGGACAACGTCACCACCCGCGTTTTCCGTAACGAAGCTGGTCAGGACATGATGGCCGACCTGATGGGTATCGCGGCAAACATCAATATCGGTAAGACTGTGGCAATCAGCCGCATTGCTTCCGATGCTGGCAAGGTCGTCCGCACTCTGTCTGGTCAGGAGCCGGAAGATTTGGACAAAACACGCTACGATTACACTGGCGATGTGATTCCAATCTTCAAGACTGGCTACAGCCGCGAATGGCGTGAACTGCTGGGTATGCAGTCTGAAGGTTTTGACCCGCTGCTTGATGATCAGGCTAACGTCACCTTTAACCTGCGTTCCGATATGGCGCAGTACCTGCTGACTGGCGACCAGACTCTGAACGTGAACGGCGTTTACACTGGCTATGGTATCACCAACCACCCGAACACTGTTCAGGTTAACCTGAATGCTTCCGGCGGCCTGAATATCGACCTGCAAACCGCGACGCCAGACGAAATCGTGACCTTCTTCAATCAGGATTTCCAGGCTATTCTGGATGCGCAGAACGTATTTGAGCAGGTGACTCTGTGGGTTTCCCCGGCAGTGCGCCGTAGCTTCATGCGTCCGTATTCTAATGCGGCTGGCTTCAAAGGCGGCACGGTTGAGCAGTACATCACGCAGTTCGGTAACGGTCGCATCGGCAAGATTGGCACCAACTTCCTGCTGACTGGCAACCATTTCGTTGGTTACGTTCGCAATGATATGTATATCCGTCCGCGCGTTGCTCAGCCTGTCTCCACCTACGCGGCAGCCCGTACCAACCCGCACGATAACTTCAACTTCCTCGTGTGGTCTGCTATGGGTTTGCAGGTGCGTAAGGATTTCTCCGGTAAGTCCAAAGTGTTTAACGGCTACGGTACGCAAACTCCGAAGTGATAAAAAAAAGGGGCTTCGGCCCCTTTATGAATTGAGGTGAATAATGGCTAAATACGAAGTCATCGCACGAGGCATCTTTGTAAAAGAAAAGGGTAAGATTCGTGAATTGCAGCTTGGCGAGGTTATCACTGAGCCAGCTGAACATCTGATGTCAAAGCTGCGCGTAATGCCTGAACTGGAAAAGTCTTTCGAAGTCGCAACCCCGCAAGAAAAGACGACAAAGAGAAAGAAAGCAGAATAAACAAAACCCGCATAATGCGGGTTTTTATTGCTACAGAAGCATCGGCATAACAACAATCTTCGCAGTATCGCCAGATGGCGCGCTAAGGCAGCAAACTGCGGCATTGGTATTTCCATTTAGTTCAAACTTGACACCACAGAATTTAGGATTAAACAGCTTCGCCACTTTCTCAATATCAACAAGGTAGCCAGCATTGAAGCCGATTTCCTCTGTTGGCAAGGTCTGCTTCGGAATGACGCGATCAATATCAGGGAATCGCCCGTCAATCTCTTCGCAGATACCTGCACCAACCATCACGCCAGCTTCATCATGATACGTTGCAATTTTCGTTTTGGTATCAATGATGGCGTAGTCATAGCGTTTTGTAGGAGACTTGCCAATCTTGATAATCACATTTTCTGTCAGCTTGTTGTCATGGCTGCCACCAATAAATGCGCGATGACCGTCAGTTGACGCAATGCGACCATCAGTCATGAAGCAGATTCCATTCAGGCAGTAACGAACATCATTGCGCGCCTGAAATATTAATGCTGATTCAAGTAATAATTTGCTGATTTTTAGTTTCATCACTTCACCTTAATCATGTGCTGTTTTGCAACCTTCAGGCACTCCTCAAAAATGCCTCCCTTCTTTGCGCTCTGATTACGCTTGTAATACTGAATTGCCGCATCAATTGCCATCTGGTCGATGTCTGGCAGTTTGGAGCGGGGTTGTTTTTCGATGAATTGTTCAGCGTTCATTTTCCAACCTATTTGCAGTATGGGCACGTTGATTTCGTTCCGCTACCACCATGTCGTGGACAACATATTTTCTCTATTGGTGTCATCACATCTTCTCCAGAATTGCCATAACCTCGTGAATATCAGCAACAGGAATCTGGATAAACTCCTCATCCTCAGCCACCACATGACCAGCAGGAAGAATCACATGGTCTGCTGGCTTCAGCAGTTCAATCAGGCGGTCTACTGGCTTAATCTTTTTCGACTTCAGCACCTTTGCTGTAACCTTATCTTTGCCTTGCGCCTTCGCTTCTTCGACCGCTTCGTCGATAACTTTAACCGCATCGTCGCCATGCTCGCGAGTTACCGCTACGGCATTTGCATAGCTGATTTGCCCGGCACTGATTCGTGCCTTCACTTCCGCTGGAACATCACCAAGCGACAGGTGCATTTGCACGTCAGACACTGAGCGACCTACCTTCTTAGCGATTTCCTCGTTAGTCCATCCAAAGCCTTTCAGTCGCGTATAAGCCTTTGCGCGCTCAAACGGGTCGAGCTGCTTACCCTGACTGGATGACACCATGAAGGCGATTTTGTCCGCCTCATCACCAGTGAAATCTTTGCACTCAATGCGAACGATTGGCGCACCACGCTCAATGGCACGCAATGCGCCGAGATAGCGGTGCTGACCATCAAGAATGCGAATCCCCTTCTCATCAGGAATAACTGTTAATGCTGGTAATGGTTGGCCTGATTCCCAGCACTGAGCGAAATATTCCACATGCTGCTCATCTGCTTCGCGGATATTGTATCCCGGCTCCAGATAGATTTGCTCCACTGGCACGAGGTAAGTTTTGTTAACAGCGATGCCGTTGCGCGTCTCTTTGTCTGAATAGATTTTGCTTAGTGTTTTCATTGTTTATTCCTCATCACCCTGAAAAATGCCGCCAAACTCTTCAACGAGTTCATCAATGTATTGGTCCGCCTCAGCGCAATTACCAGCAGCGCTCAGCAGAATATCAACCGCCTCATCATCAGGAATGTTGATTGCTGAGAAAAACTCAACAATGCACATCTTTACGACCTGATATTCACCTTCTGTCTGGCAGGATGCTAAGCTGCAAGCGACCGCATCAATCAGCTTGGCTTTGTCATCGCTTGGATTATCAATATCAAACATTTCCATCACCTCTAACATTTATTGTTGTTTCTACGTCATTACTATAAACACCCCATCAATCTACGTCAACAGGAATATGCTAAAATCATGCTAATCAAACAACAGGGGATTTAAACATGGGTTCAACAAACGGTCCGTCTCGTTCACGCGCTACTGGCAACACAAAAACTGGCGGCAAAACTGGCGCAGTGAAGCCAAACGGCTCCACCCGCTCACCATCGCGCGGTAAGAAATAATGTTCGGCGCAGACGTTGCCATCATGATCATGTATGTGCTGGGTTTTGCCTGCACGGGCATGGTCGCGTTTCTGGTGTTCATTCCGGCAATGGTGATGTCTGTGTATCTTGGATGGGTGCTTGTTAATTCATTTCCCGCCGAATATCTGTATTACCTTGCGCAGTCTATGGTCTGGTTATTTCCTGCTATTGCGCTGCGCAAAAGTACAAAGATGGCGCTCTGCGTGCTGACGATGAGCCTTTACGAATGGCTGGTAGCGATAGAGTCATTCGCATGGGAATTTATCACGCCTGTAGAAACGCCGCTTCATGCGCAGTACGCATTTATTATTATCGGCATCCATCTGTTCATCCTTTCCATCACTTTTAAATGGGGCGGCGAAATTGGACATTATTCTTGGCGTGGTCGCCATTGTTTTTTCGCTGATTCAAATCTATAAGTGCTGGAAACATATCATCAGCGAGACTCGCAATGAACGAAACACTAAGGCAGGCCGCAGAGCAAGTTATAAGCGGGACGACGGGGCAGGTGATTGATAAGGCTGGGTATGCTTCTATTGGCACTGGCATTGGTCTGAAAGTCGCAGAGCAAACACCTGTCACGCAATCTTATTTTGAGGCTATGATTCCACACAGCCTGACAGAGTGGGCGGCAGTAGCGTCAATTCTTGGCGCACTGTCACTGGTAATAAAGAACCTGTTTGAGATGTGGTGGAAAGTCCGGGAGTCAAAGAGAAATGGCAGCACCAACACCTGAAGAATTAGTAAGCCAGATGGCATCCCGCGGGATGACTATTACCACAACAGATGCATCTGGCATTCTGTGCCTTGTGGCGTCAATCAGTGAATGCCTTGAACTGAACTATCCAAATGATGAATGCCGACAAAATGCGATCATGCTGTGGGCTTCAATCCTGATTAGCGCAAACACCGCAGGGCGTTACGTTACCAGTCAGAGCGCACCATCTGGAGCATCGCAATCATTCGCGTATGGCAGTAAGCCGTGGGTGGCGCTGTACAATCAGATGAAGCTACTGGACACAGCCGGATGCACTGGCGATTTGGTGGAAGACCCTGATGGAAGTGGTAAGCCGTGGTTTGCGGTTGTGCGTGGGAGTAAGTGCAAATGTTGATGACAAAAGATTTAATTAAGCGACTCGTCAAATTAACAAAAGAGCCATCATTTACCATTCCTGCATGGTGTAAAACTCGTAAGCAGCGAAGAAAGTTCATGATCGATTGTGCAAAAGGTTTAGTGGAGCCTGACAAATCATGACTTCAATTGCCCGGTTTTCCTATACACAGCCATGCACCATCTGGCACAAAAGCGGTACGGACAAGTACGGCAAGCCAACTTTTGACGCGCCAGTGAGCATCATGTGCGATTATGGTTTCAACGATGATGTATCGACAGACGCGAAAGGCAATGAGATTGTGCAGAAAAATACCTTCTGGACAGAATACACTGGCGCTAAGGTTGGTGATTACATCATGATTGGCACGGTGACAGAAGTTGACCCGCTGGCGGCTGGCGCAAACCAGATTCTGAATGTGATTAATTATGGCAACACTTTCCAAAGAAGTGAGCCGCCTGATTTTGCACTGGTGACATAATGCCAGCGAAATTAAGGGGTGTCAGGCAGGCCGTAGAAAGAACATCGCAGATTGTGGATGAGATAATCGCCACGAAAGCTGTGCGCGCTCTGAAGTCAGCGACATACATCATTCGCACCGAATCAGCCACGCTGACGCCGATTGATACATCAACGCTGATTAACAGCCAGTTTGACACGGTGGAAGTTAACGGAACGCGAATCACCGGTAAGGTTGGCTACTCTGCAAAATATGCGCTTTACGTTCATAACGCCAGTGGCAAACTCACAGGTAAACCACGCAGCAACGGAAATGGTACATACTGGTCGCCTAATGCTGAACCTAGATTCTTAACAAAGGCTGCCGATAAAACTCGCAGCCTCGTTGATTCAGTGATAAAAAAAGAAATGAAGATTTAGCCGTGGTTTGCGAACTCCAAAAACAGTTCATCTACTTTTTTGCAATAGGCTTTATGGGCGGCTTCTTTGTCTGAAAACCTACCAAGATGATAGCTTTTCCCATGCATCTTTACCGTGGCTCTCCATTTTCCCGTGTACTTGCAAAAATGAACTCCTTTATATCCAGACGTGTTTGATTTAGATATCTTTGTGTTCCTTGCGTTCTCGCAGTCACTGGCCTCCCTCAGGTTTGAAATTCTATTGTCATCACGAATATTGTTTATGTGATCAATTTCATGCTCAGGGACATATCCATAATGGATAAACCAAGCCACTCGGTGCGCCCTTAATCTTTTCTTCCCAAGTGTTATGTATCCTGCGTCGTTGTGATAATTTGCAATATCACCTTTTGATATTTTCCCGCAACTTACAGCCCAGGTGAACAATCCGGTAATCGGGTCGTATTTAACTCTTGACGCGATTGCTATGTAATCCCGCTCTGAAATCATTTACTCACTCCAAAAGGGAAACGCCCCTGTCAGGTGGAACATGGTTGCAACAAACCATACTGACAGGGGCGTTAAATTCATTGTTGCCTGTGTGTCGTTTCGGGTTCCACGCCTACGTGACATAGGTAGTGTATGATATGTGCATCGATATTGCAATATTGGGGTTTAATATGAATATGCTTGAACTGGTTGACGCGTATCTTCAGGATGCCGGATTATATGACGGCTGGACTTCGCAGTTGCAGTTCTGGAATGACACCGGAGATGGCAACGAGCAATTTATTGTCCTGCAATCAAACGGCGGCACGCAGGTTATGGATGGAATAGGTGGTGACTTCTATTTCTCGCTGTACGTTGTCGGCAAGCAAGGGCAATATAACCTTCAGGATGTTGACGCTAAAGCCAATGAGATTATCGAATACATCAAGACGCATCCGATTGATTCATGCGTTAACTACATCCAGTTGCAGGCACCACTTGGTAGGCCAATGCTGACGGAAGAGAAACGGCCTGTGCATGAGTTGCTTTTACGGGTTGTGAAATAAATAAATCCGCATGAAGCGGCTTTTAATTTGGTGGACACGGACGGATTTGAACCTTCAATCAGCCGATTATTAGTCGGTTGCTTTAACCAATTAAGCTACGCGTCCATAAGTGCTGGTTTAAGCATTGCCAGCGTGCTTTCTTAACATCCAGCCACGTAACCCATACATACCCCTACATATGATTGCGATAATGCTGGATATTAAGTGTTGTGGCGACAGGAATCGAACCTGCTTCCATCGGTGCGCTGCCGATTGCAGTACGCGCGGCGGTCAGCTACATGACTAGTATTTCACTGTCGCCTATCTGCTAGCTCGCCATTGAGCTTCACCACAACGGAAAGAGTACTGGAACTTGGGCTGGGTATTACCGCATGTCTTTCGACTTCGAACCAAGGCTGACATTACCCAATGCTCTTACCTGTTGTGTGCCGGTTACGCGTCCGGAGTTTCTCTACCGCTAATTATAATTGAAGGATTGACTGTAATTAAATGAAATCAGTGAGCCAATCTCTGTTAAGTCCAAATCTACACCACAAAATAATCACTGTCAACACCTGTGATATAATCACCACGTTAGCAGCTAACACAATTCGGAGAACGAAATGGCTATTTGTGCAAATGATAAGGGCGTTCTGGTAGGTCGTATGACTCGACTGTTCCTTGCTGAAGGATGCGGCGACGCAGTTCCGGAAGCGAGAGACTGGAAGTATTTAGGCTCAACCACCAGTAAAGGCGTGGACTACTCGCCGCAGACTACCACGTCGGAAGCTGATACCGCTGGCGGTTTTGTTTCCACTCTCGTTACCAGCTCTGATATGACCATCAGTGCAGAAGTGGAAATCCGCAAAAATGACCCGAGTGATGAGTTTGGATTCCATCGGCTTGTTGAGATTTACGCCACTGAACTGAAAGCTCGTCGCCAGCCTTCCTTGTGGGTGCGACAGGTGACTGGTGCAACCATCGTTACCGCGTACTGCAACATCACCAGCATCAGTTACGAAGGTGGTACGAACGACATCGTTACTGGCAGCCTTGAGTTTAAGGTTTACGATTCTGACAGTGTCACCGTCGAAAGCCTTGAACCTCTGGCATTCACTACCGACCTGCAGTCAACTGGCAGCACTGGCAGTCCGTTAACTGTTGCTGTTGAAGGCGGTGTCTCTCCTTACACCTACGTGTGGCGTAAAGATGGCGCGGTAGTTGGTGGTGAATCTGGCGCGTCTCTGGCAAGCCCGACCGCTGGTGTGTACACCGTAACTGTGACTGACTCATCTACTGACCCTGAAATTATTATCAGCACGGCGTGCACCGTATCCTGATAAAGAAAAAGCCCCGAAAGGGGCTTTGTTTTATTCTGCTGGTGGTTCAGGTAGTGGCATCCAGTGTGTAAAAACATCCATGCTTAGTTCGTTGTAGTCTGCCCTGAAATCACACCAAGTTCTACCATCCCACTCGTACACATTGTTCTGTACCGCGCCACCAATACTGCTGACTACCAAAACTGGTTTGCCTTCTTCAGGCATTCGCTCGCTACACTTAATCCACTGGCTCATATCACCTTATCCTCATCAAAAATCACACCAATCACACGAAGCAAGTCTTTCGCCATTCGTTCCGCTTCTTCATAGTCGTAACCTGCATCGACATACAAATCAGTGTAGAAAATCAGGTCAGCTTTTGTTTGTTCGTTCATGACAAAGCCTTACATCCCTTGCTTTTCGCACAAATCAACAGCTACATCACGCAATTGCTCTTTGGTCATATCCCTGCGTGCATAAACCATTTCTACGATAGCAAGACCGATTATTTCTGCTGATTCGTTGTTTTTTGCTGAGCCTTTAACCACCACCTCGGCAAGATTCTTGCTGATACCATTATCGCGAACATCAGCAGTGTTCATGGCGATTTCTCCGATGTTTTTGCACATCTCTGAAGTTGCACTGGCGGCAAAAGAAGAAACCAGTAAAACAGACGCGATCAACATTTTAATTCTCATAACTCACCTCATTTATTCATCACTCGTTTCGACGACTTGAATCTACATCACCACCTTGCAGGTGTCAACACTACTGAGATGATATAATCAACATCAGTTAAATTCAGGATGCAAAACATGAGCAATCGCACACCACTAACAGAAATCGGGGAGATGCGCATCTCGCTTTCCGACAGGAGTTTTTTCTTCAAGCCATCATTCCGCGCCATGAATGAAATTGGCACGCCAAAAGAAATCGTTGAGGTATACGCTAAGCTCAATGGCATTGATTATGTTGCGCCATTACAGCACGTCGAATATCTGCCATTTGGTGCGCAAATGCAGATCATGAAGACTATCAGCAAGCCTGTGTATGGTCGCCATGTGCTAAGTGCGGCCTATATCGTTATGCAGTCATGCTGTGAAGATGATATTTCTGTGTTGATTGGTGGGTGGAAGCCAACACCGCGCGGCGTGCGATATGTTCCCGGCATCATGCCAGTGAGCGACATTATTATTATTGCGCGCAACCTGATGCAGCATGGCATCATCGGTAAGTCACCACTCAAAGTGCCTGAACGTCTGGAAGAACAGGGCAAGAAAACCACGAACGAGTTTCATGCGTCTCAATACATCATCTCAGCACGCACGCATTTCGATATGACGCGCGATGAGGCCGAAAACCTGTCCATGACAGAGTTTCAGATGATGATTAAAAATAAATATCCAGAGCCGAAAGGGTTAACGAAAGAAGAGCGCGCGGCAGAGTACGATCAGGCTAAAGCAGACCGTGAGCGCATGAAGGCACTGGCTGAACGCAAAGCGAAAAAAGCGAGGAATACATAATGGCTGAAGAAGTCGGCGGAATTGTCTATGAAGTCGGGATGGATGTATCCGGGCTTAAAGCTGGAGCAAGCTCAGCGGAATCAGAGTTATCAAAATTTGATTCTGCTGTAAGTGGGTCCACGAAGAATTTAAATAAACTTGATGGTCAGGCTGACTCAACTGGCAAGGCATTCTCCTCCCTTGTCTCCGTGGTTAAAAGCATTGATGCCACGCTAAGCAAGATGGCTGCCTCCAGTGATGGCGCGGCAAGTGCTGTCAAATCGACATCGCAGTCTGCTGAGTCAGCGAATCAGGTTATCGACGCTCTAAATCAGCAACTCGCCATGATGCAGCAGCAACAGCAACAAGCCGCTGTTTCTACTGGCAGACTGGAAACCTCAATTAATGCTGTTACGACTGCTATTCGTGAGCTTGGTACATCTACTGGCGGCGCTAGCGCAAGCATATCTGGCACAGAAAGATTAATTGAAAGTCTCGGAAATCAGGTTGCAATTCTTGAAGAGCAAATGGAAAACGGCGCACGAAGCGCAGCCATTCTTGCGGCACAACTCAGAGCTGGAGATGGCGCAACTGACGCGCAAAAGGCCAAGATTGCTGAGCTGACTGGTCGCCTGTACGACATGAAAAACGGCACAGAGTCTGCTGGCAAATCCACAAACGGATTCAGGAACGCACTACAACAGGGTGGTTATCAGGTTCAGGACTTTATTGTTCAGGTTCAAAGTGGTCAGTCTGCGCTTGTCGCATTCAGTCAGCAGGGTTCGCAACTTGCATCTGTATTCAGTCCTGTTGCTGGCGCAGTGTTAACAATAGCGACAGTTATCGCTGGTTCACTGATGGCCTCGCTGAGTAACGGCAAAAATGCCATTGATGCCATGAAAGATGCTATTTCAGCAATGGATCAGGTTATCAGCGTTTCAAGCAATGGAGTGGCGGCATACTCAGATAAGTTTGCAGCACTGGCAAAAGCCAACACAACCGTTGCAACACTGATGCGCCAGCAAGCGCAACTTGAACTTTCAGCGGCGCTCTCAAAGGTATCAAAGGAAGTATCAAAAGCATCCGGTGAATTCGTCACCTTTGGCGATCGTCTTTTTGCTTCATTGTCAGGAGCTAACGTCAGCGTTAAATCGTTTAATGATTACCTGTCCATGCTGAATATCACCACCAATGATTTCGGTGAAGCGATGAAGCAGGCCGCATCGGCTGGACTTGCTGGTCAATCAACGATGAACAGCATGATTGCCACCGTTGGCGCTCTTGCGAGTAGATTTGACCTGACCGACCAGCAGGCTTTCGAGTTCGCCAAACAGCTTTCTGAAATTGCCAAAAACCCAAGCAATGAGAAACTCAATGAGTTAATCGTTACTCTGCAAAAGGTAGGTGAGGGGCAGTCATCTGGCGCGCAAAAGGCAAGAGAGTATGCTGCTCGTTTGCTGGAAATTGCCACTACAACAACCGATGCAACAATGCGCCTGAAGGCTCTTAAGGAAATGACAGACTCCTTAACGTCAAGTCAGGATAAGGCACTACAAACTGCTCGCCAGACATTATTTATTGAGAAGCAAACTGGCGATGAAAAGCTAAAAGCTCAGGCGTGGCGTGATGCGGAGGCTCAGGGATTAAAGCAGAATACCGCTGCGTTTCGTGAATACTATAACGTTCGACTTGAAACGTATCGCCAACAGGAAAAAAATGCCCAGGCAGCAAAAGATGAACGCAATGCAAACAACCAGCTAAAAACGGAATTAAAACAACAGGAAACAATACAACAGAAATTAAATAAACTTCGTGACGAGGCATTGCTTGCTGGTCAGGCAGAATCCACAAAAGAACTATCCCGCGAGCAAGCCATCCTCAATGCGCAGCAATCACTTGGTAAAGCTGCCACTCAGGAGCAAATAAAACTTGCTGGCGAGTACGCTGCGAAGATTTGGGACCAGAAGAATGCACTGAAGGAACAGGCGGAAGCGGAGAAAGAAAAGCAGCGCGTAGAAAAATCATATCAGGGATTGCGCGCCATTGCGTCACCAACGACTGGCATTGATAGTGAATACCAGCAACGCATGGCTGACCTTGACGCCTACGCCGCAGCATATCCGCAAAAAATCACGGAGATTGAGCAGACTCGCGCAGCAATTGAAGCGCAATACCGCCAGCAGCGAATGGACGCCATGTGGGCTGAGTGGAGTCAGCAAAACGCAGCCACACAAGCGGCGGCGGCGGCGTTTGATGCTTTCGGGCAGACGGCTGGCAATGCGTTAACCGGTATCCTTACTGGTTCAATGTCTGTATCAGATGCACTGCGATCAATTGGTTCAAATATTCTGTCCAGCGTTATCAATGCGTTTGTGCAAATGGGTATAGATTGGGCAAAATCAGCCATCATGGGTGCAGCAGGAATGAGTGCAGCTTCTGCGGCGACAATAGCTCAAGCCGCGGCAATATCAGCGGCGATGGCTCCAGCAGCAGCAATGACATCTCTTGCAACTGCTGGCACAAACTCCGCGCCCGCTATGGCTGGCATATCTGCAACAGTTGGCCTTGCAAAGACTCTATCCATTGCTGGTGCGCTGAAAAATGGCGGACCAGCGCAGGAAGGTTCAATGTACCGAGTCGGAGAGAATAACCTCCCTGAGATATTCCAGGCATCAAACGGTCATCAGTACATGATACCGGGCGATAGCGGTCGTGTTATCAGCAATAAAGACCTTACCGGAGGTGGCAGTGGCGTTGTGGTTTATAATAACGTCATCAATAACAGCTCAGCGCAGGTCAGCAGCAGTGCCAGAGATAATGGTGATGGCAGCGTGACGATTGAGACGATTGTGAGTGATATTTCGGAAAATGGCCCAATAGGGCAAGCCATCTCAAGAAACTACAATACCAACAGGAGAGCAACCGAATAATGGCTATCATCAAATACCCTGACTGGCTGCCATTGGCGCAGCGCGCCAGTAAAAACCTGACACAGCAAACCCCGTTCCGTAGCGACCAGCCTGCGGTTGGAGCGCCGATTTTCCAGAAGCTCACAACTGACATTGCGGCAACATGGAGCCTGACGTGGGTTTTTACGCTGGCAGAAGAGCGCGCGTTCATCCAGTGGTTGCGTAGCCCGAGTTACCTCAACAAAGCAAACAACTGGTTCACCATGGCGATTGACCTCGGAGGCAGCGGATTGCAGGAGCAGACGCTGCACTTCACCGAGTATCCTGTACAGACCAGTATTGATGGCGGCGTGGTTACGTGGACTGGCAATGTTATTGCTAAAAAACTCAATAACACGATGGATGAGTTTGATGATGTTCTGGTTGAACTGGATTACAGATGGTTCGGATGGCTTGATGAAGTTATTAACCGTGACCTTCCGGAGTACCAATAATGCCATCATTACGCGATTACAAAGCAAAGCGCCCTAACTGGGCGTTATTCGACACGATAACGTTTTATCATTCATCATTTGGATACGTGAGGCTTGTGGCTAACGTTCTGGATGAAATGGTGCTTGGCGGCGAAACTTACCTACCAGTACGCATGGACATTACGCAGTCTCAGCAGTCGAATACACCAGCCATTAACGCAACCGTCAAGTTTGCACGTCTGGCTAATGACTTCAAGCAATACCTGAAACTGTGGACTGGTTCCGGTCGCATTGAGCCAATCAGCGCACTGTATCAGCGTTTTGAAGAAACTGACACCAATACACCATTAAAACCATATCGCTTGTATGTCAGCGATGTGGCTATGGATGGATCTGACGTTACTGTCACTCTATCAATCAAAAACCCAATCAAAGGAAATGTGGCAAAACTTTATGACATCGCTCAATTTCCCGGGCTGCGCAATGTCTGATGAAGAATTTGCGCAGTTGATGTTTGGCAAACCATACAAAGACAGATGCTGCCATGTTGATGCTGTGGATTGCTGGGGTCTGGTGGTGCTTTATTACCGCCTGTGCCGTGGCATCAATATTCATCATGACGACAGCTACGATAATGGCGGCGCTTTTGTTACCTGCTTCGATAGCGAAGTCACATTCTGGAAGGATACGCAGTCACCAGCAACAGGCGATGTTGTCGTGGCATATCGTGGCAACGTTCCTGTGCACATCGCCATGATATGGGGTCGTGATAGAATACTTCATGCGCGAGAGAAAACTGCAGTCAGATTTGACCGGCTGCGAACACTCGAAAAAATATCAACAAAATTAAGGTTTCTCACCTATGCCAGTAATTCATGTTCAGAAGATGCCAGGCACACCGAAAGAAACGGGGATTGTGCCAGCTGGCACTAACCTGTGGAAGTGGCTGAATAAATCAAACCTACCAGCCAGCATTTCAGTTGCGGTAAATGGCAGAGTGCTTGATGAAGATGATGAGCTTTCATTCTGTCTGCGCGATGGCGACGTGGTCAACGTTTATTGCCAGCCGTCCGGCGCAATTGGCGACCTTATCGGTGCGATACTGAAACCAGTAACGAAGATTTTCTCATTCCTTACGCCGAAAGTATCCACACCAAAAACTGATACCAGCTCAAAAACATCACCGAATACCAGCCTAAAGGCGCAAACCAACATTGCGCGCAACGGCGAGGCGCGTCCTGATAACTTCGGGCAGATTCGCGCATTCCCTGATTTGCTTCAGGAATCATTATTTGAATACATCAACAATATTAAATATGTCACAGAGTTCATGAATTTTGGCCTCGGTAAATATGATGTATCATCCGTGCGTTATTCTGAGTCAAACCTCGGTTCACTGGCTGGCGCTAGCTATACAATTTATCAGCCGGGAGAAGTTATTCCTGTTGTGTATGAACCTTACGCATTTGATGATGTTGACGGTCAGGAACTGTACGGGCCAAACGAACTTAACACCAACCCTCCGCCAGTGGTCATTGAAACTGCAACAACAACCACGGTAACGGAAATGGAATACGTCAATGGACAATTCCTTGCGAAGATACCAAAAAACGATGATTTTGATTATTTCGTTGATCTGACATTGCCGCATGATGTTACATTTGGCATTAACGTATCATTCCCTACAGTAGGTGGAGTTACTGTCACCAGAGATATAACATTGTCTGGAAGGTTAATTTCAGCTACAGAAACTGACGACGGAGGTATACCACCGGAGAACTACTGGTACACATTTATAATTACCAATATAGATTACTCTGGCAATCAACTTGTATCATCACTGGATGGAGTAACCATTAACAATAATTACTTTACTATTTCTGACAATCAAGCCATTGTTTCCGGTCCATATTTTTCGCCAATTGAAGGTGATCAGTTGTGGGTGCATCTTCAGCACCAGACCAATGACGGCAACGATTTCAGTGTGCTCATTGAGTGGTGGAAGATTGACGATGATAACGTTCAGATACCAGGTACATATCAGTCGATGAGCTATTACAAGGACGTAGACCGGAATGACACATTCTACTACACGATAAAATTAACCCCATCAGCTGGCACTGGTCGCTACGCGATTCAGATGCGACGGACAAACAACAGCTCCGACACATCAATCCTCCAGCTTGAGGAGATTCATTCAATCGTTACGCGCACCAACGTTTCGTACCCAGATGACACCGTGGTTAAGGTCGTCGTGCGAGCAACAGAGAACGCCACAGGGAGTCGTGACAGGAAATATAATGCACTTATTACGCGTCATACAATCGGTTACGACCGCGACACTGGCAAGGTGCGCTACACGATTGCACCATCCCGTAGCTTTGCTGATGCTGTTTTGCATAACTGGCTAATTACCGCTGGCAATCCAGAAAACACGATAGACATCGTGAAGTTGTATGAAATTGCCGATAGCCTGCCTGATGAGAGATTGGGTTATTTCGATTGCACGTTTGATGATGAGGATAAGTCAATCGGCGAGCGCTTGCAGACCATCTGCGATGCGGCGCGTGTTACTGCATTCTGGGATGATGGAGTGATGAGCTTCTCGCGTGATGAAAAGAGAGAATATCCGGCAACTGTATTTAATACCAGAAACACGCAGAGTGACGGTTACAAGCTGAGTTATGATATCAGTCTTCCAGGCACTTATGATGGCGTTAACGTCGAATATCGCGACCCAACAACGAATAAGCAGGCCAACGTTTACTATCGCATTACAGATAATGGAATTGTCGAAGGCGAGCCAACAAAAGCAAAGAAATTCGACATGCTTTATATTCGCAATCGTTATCAGGCTGTTGACCGCGCAATTCTTGAGTGTCGTCGCCTGATTTACTCCCGTCGCAGCATGGAGATTAAGGCTCTGGCGGATGGCGAATGGGTCAACGTAGGCGACATGATTCAGGTTGTCGATATGTATGATGATGTGCAACAGACTGGCGTTATTGAAGCGCGCAACGGAAACGTATTCACAACAAGCGAGCAACTAACGGCTGATGATAATCTTTATGTTGTGATTACCAGTTCTGATGGCAGCACATCAGACAGATTACCAGCAACAGTGACCGGATTGCATACATTCACCTGCAACCTGCCGACTGATTTCCAGCTGAATATATGGGATGGAGCAAGCGTGCAATCTGAATCTCGCTATGTGCTTAGCACTGAAAAAGAACTGGATACCACTCTGTGGGTTGTCAGCCAGAAAAATCCAGGAAGTGACGGTACAACAACTCTGACCATGAGCGAATACAGTGATGACATGTACGAATATGTCATCCCGTCATCGTGATACAATATACATCAAATTCACAAAGGAGCATTTATTATAATGGCTACCACACCGACTAGCTTACCAATCCCGTCAGAAGACCCGCGCGACCTGAAGTTTAACGCTGGTAAATTTGATGAAGTCATGACATCTGATGCACATTACTATGTGGACAGATTTGGCGTAAAACGCTGGACTATTGCTGGATTCCAGTACACTGCGGAAGAGGCCATTCGTGCTTATGGATATATCACAATGGATAGCTTTGAAGATGGCGCGACGTTGACGCTACCAAATCAGGTGCTACGTTACGAGGCAACCGGAGAATATTACCGATGGGATGGTGCATTTCCTAAGGCTGTAGCTGCTGGTTCAACTCCTGCATCAACTGGTGGCGTTGGTTTAGGCGCGTGGATTAGTGTTGGTGACGCAGCATTTAGACAGGAAGCCAACAAAAAATTCAAATATTCAGTAAAATTATCAGATTATTCTACCTTGCAGGAAGCAGCGACAGCAGCCGTAGATGGATTGCTTATTGATATCAATTACAACTTCACAGATGGTGAGTCTGTAGATTTTGGTGGTAAGATTTTAACCATTAACTGTAAGGCTAAGTTTATTGGAGATGGGGCTTTAATATTTAATAATATGGGGCCAGGCTCGGTAATTAATCAACCATTCATGGAGAGCAAGACTACTCCATGGGTCATTTTCCCGTGGGATGCTGATGGTAAATGGATTACAGATGCTGCCCTTGTTGCTGCAACGCTGAAGCAATCAAAGATTGAAGGCTATCAACCTGGGGTAAATGACTGGGTTAAATTCCCTGGATTAGAGGCATTACTCCCACAGAACGTTAAAGACCAACATATTACAGCCACTCTAGATATTCGCAGTGCCAGCCGAGTAGAAATAAGAAATGCTGGTGGTCTTATGGCTGCTTACCTTTTCCGTAGTTGTCATCACTGCAAGGTAATTGATTCAGATAGCATCATTGGTGGTAAAGATGGAATCATTACCTTTGAGAACCTTAGTGGTGATTGGGGATTAGGTAATTATGTTATTGGTGGACGTGTTCATTATGGTTCTGGTAGTGGTGTTCAGTTCCTGAGAAATAATGGTGGTGAATCCCACAATGGTGGAGTTATTGGTGTTACATCATGGCGAGCTGGTGAGTCTGGTTTCAAGACTTATCAGGGTTCCGTTGGTGGTGGTACTGCACGTAACTATAATCTACAGTTCAGGGATTCTGTTGCATTGTCTCCTGTTTGGGATGGTTTTGACTTGGGTTCTGACCCAGGTATGGCACCAGAACCGGATAGACCTGGGGATTTACCTGTATCTGAACATCCATTCCACCAACTGCCTAATAACCATTTGGTTGATAATATTCTTGTTATGAACTCACTTGGTGTTGGTTTAGGTATGGATGGTCGTGGTGGGTATGTTTCTAACGTTACCGTACAGGATTGTGCTGGTGCAGGTATGCTTGCAAATACTTACAACCGTGTATTTTCTAACATTACAGTTATTGATTGTAACTACCTTAATTTTGATTCTGACCAAATTATCATTATAGGTGATTGTATTGTTAATGGGATTAGGGCTGCTGGGATTAAACCACAACCATCAAAAGGTCTGGTTATCAGTGCACCAAACTCTACAATAAGTGGGTTGGTCGGTAATGTTCCTCCAGATAAAATTCTTGTTGGTAACTTACTTGACGCAGTATTAGGTCAGTCTAGAGTCATCGGGTTCAATAGTGATACTGCTGAGTTGGCTCTACGTATTAACAAGCTGTCAGCTACTCTGGATAGTGGTGCTTTACGTTCCCATCTGAACGGTTATGCTGGTTCTGGTTCAGCATGGACAGAAATTACCGCTATTGCGGGGTCCTTGCCTGATGCCGTGTCATTAAAAATAAACAGGGGCGATTATCGTGCTGTTGAGATACCGGTAGCGGTGACCGTCCTACCAGACAACGCTGTCAGGGATAACGGGGCTATATCACTGTATCTGGAAGGCGATAGCCTTAAGGCGTTAGTTAAGCGGGCCGATGGAAGCTATACAAGATTAACTTTGGCATAAATAGTAAAGGCCCCTAAAGGGGCCTTCTTTACATTACGCGGTACAAAGCGTACATAGTAAAAACACCGGCAGTAATAAGACCTGCTATGAAGCATTTTGCTCAAGTAGCGTACTTATTTCAGGTTCTCCATAATAAAGTCAAGTTGCGCATTAGCGGCGTCTCTTTGCTGTCGTATTTGGCTCTGATGGAGCATTGAGGTTGCTTGCTAAGAAACCAGATGGAAGTTATGTAACATACCACTTTAATTTTCATACATAACAAAAACCCCGCTTCGGCGGGGTTATTTTTATCATCAAAACGGAATGTCATCATCGAAGTCCATAGGAGGCTCATTGCCTCCTTGTGGGCTTTGTTGTTTTGGTTGCTGTTGTTGTCTCTGTGGTTGTTGGCCTGATTGCTGGCGTTGTTGCTTACCAGAATCATCTCGCTTACCACCAAGCATCTGCATAACTCCGCCAATCTGTGGAATGACAATCTCCGTTGTATATCGATCGACTCCGTTGCTGTCAGTCCATTTTCGAGTGCGCAGCTGGCCTTCGATATAAACCTGCGAGCCTTTGCGAAGGTATTCTCCTGCAACTTCCGCAAGTTTCCCGAAGATGGCCACGCGATGCCATTCAGTCTGCTCTTTCTTTTCTCCTGTCTGCTTGTCCTTCCACTGTTCAGATGTTGCAACAGAAAGGTTGGCAATTGCAGAGCCTGATGCTGAATATTTTACTTCAGGGTCATTCCCTAAAGTGCCAACAATAATTACTTTATTTACGCCGCGTGCCATTTATTAAAATCCTTCAATTGGAGTTGGTTTATGTTCGTTTTTGGTTTCTTCCTGCGGTTCTGGCTGTTGTGGTTGCGGTTTAGCCAGTTTTGCAGGGTTGAATGATTCGCCTGACACCATGAATTTAGCCTTCATTTCCTGATACGCGCCAACAATAACGCGAGTTGCTGCATCATCACCACGAAACGCCTTGTATTCTTCGCCATAGATTGAAGCTAATTCTTCCATGCTTGCTGCGTTTCGAATTAATGCGACTGCGTCTTTTGGTGATTTGCGAGCGGCATTACCATCATCATCAGCCTGAGCAATACCAAACATTGCCGCGATTGAATATCTGCGTGCATAGGTCATTGCAGAACCGTAGCCCTGAGCATCCTTCTTAGCCACTGGCATTGGCATAACTGATGACATGCACTCGCCAGACTCATGCATTATCGTCGTTTCAAGTTTAAGCACATCCATTGAGTCACCATCAATGGCATTCTGAATGATTATAAGACCATTGGCCTCAAGAGCTGGTCGTATTGCATCAAGAAACGACTCAAGATTTGCGTAATTGCTTTTCAGGTGTGGGTTTTTGGCATTTTTCTTTGCACCGCTACTCATTACCTTGCGAGCCTCAACCAGAGCCTTAATCAGATTTGCTTTCTGTTCTGAAAAAATCATTTGCATCACCTCATTAATTATAAATTAAACTGCTTTTTGAACCATTCAGGCGTTTCCATTTCGATAACAGGATTGCCCATTGAATAACCAGGCCATGAATTGGCTTTCTTGCACGCCTTGTAAATTTCCATAGCGCCATGCAACTGAATTATACCTATATGCAACTGCTCTTCCGTCAATCGAATTAACGCAGGAATAAACGGCGCTTTCTTTTCCTGCACAAGAAGATTCACAGAACGCGGCGAATGACCGTATGCCGCAACAAACATGTCGTGTTGCATTGCCATTTTCATAAAGTAGCCAAGTCGCGCAGCATGACGGAAAAACTCATCAGGCTTGGCGCTCACTGCCGTTTTGTAGTCAATGATGTCTCCACCTTTTGTCAGACAGTCAAAACGAACCTTTGCTTTTTCTCCGTTAAGTTCGCCGAGAATTGACACTTCAGCATAAGCACCAGCAAGAAGACTGCTGTAATAGCTGTTTGCGTGTATTACGGCGCGCATTTGCTGAATGGCGTCATAATCACCTCCTTCCAGCATCTGCTTTCCAGCCGCAGCTTTTTCAGCTTCTTCACGGATAACATCGTAAATCTTCACTGGTTCTCCAGTGGCCTGAATAATTTTAATCACATCAGCTTTCGACTTCCCAGAGAGTCCTTTGATACCTCGCTCTTTTGCCCATGAGTTCATATCGGCGGTAGTTACCAGTACCGTGGGTTTTCCATCTTTGTCTTTTGGAAAATCATCTACAACCGGCATACGTGCATATTCCGCTTCGAAACGCTCAGGTTCAAGCAGAGCTGTATGGCTTCCTGTTCCGAAGACAAGAGCTTTTGATTGCTCATCTTCTTCGTCTTTGTAGCGCCATGCCGCGGGACATCTGTCGTAAATGTTCCACAAACCAGAGCCGTTGATGTGCTCGGTGTCAGCGTGGTATTGCTCATTAGTTAATTCATTATTGAAATAGACTTTCATTTAATCACCACTGTATTCACGTAGCGCTTCGACAATTTTCATTGCATCATCAAGCAATGAATAACCATCGCTGACAACATAACCTCCATCATCAAGTTCGTTCAACTTAACAAGAAGATTTCGTAACATTTCGCATTGCCACTCCGCATCAAAACTATCAGGAATCTCAATATCCATCTTCATCACCTCATTTGTCATTGTGTAATTGAATCTACATCAATCCACATCAAAAGGCAAGCCAAAATACGTCAACACTGCAATCTTTATCTGGTCGAGTCCACACGCCACCGCAGAGAACGCGCCAGCGCTGGCGCTATCATTGAGAAACGGTATCTGTCCGGGTTGCCATTTGCTAAGCGTTGAATCATGGCGCTTCAACTCTATCGTCGCTTTATGCCACTCACCACCAGGAGTCAGGATTATCACATCAGACACCCCTGACCTGACACCCTTCCTTGCACGCGATGCCAGATGCTGCACGGAGTTGCTTTTAGTCTCCTGAGACGGATGGAACCACAGCACATCAGGAAACCGGTAATCCATCCACCACTTGAACGCTATCAAATCTGAATCCTCATGCGGACACTCGCCGCGGTAACCATCATCAAAAATTAATACCTTGTCACTCAACTCATGCTGCTTGAATCGCTTTTTCACTATTCTCTCCTGAAAAATCTTTTCTGTGGATTATGTCACGGCCTTTATCGTTAAACCGGTGCGTGATTCGCTTTGGGGCACGGATAAGGCCAGTAAACGCCATGAATGCTTTTGCGCTGTGGCAATTCATAAGGTTATCAATCAGCTTCCTATCAGATACATGGTTTAGCAACCCTTTAATCTTAAACTGATTTTTAAGATACTTCTCCTGCCGACCAAAAGGATAAAATACCTCATTAGCCCATCCTTCCTTCCCGTTTTCCTTCATAATGAAATAACGATAAACAACACCTTTTTCATCTTTCGTTAATTCAATCTTGAAGTCTTTAACTTCAGTCCATTCATTATCCGTATACGCACGCTCATTCAGTGCCGCATTAGGGTCACGCAAAACATGATCGCAATGTCGGCAATAGCGCGCAGTTGGGTCGTTTTTAGTGCCGCAACCATCATCAAAAATACGGATTCCGTGCTTATCGAAACCGCAACGGATGTAGCTGAAAAATTCTTCGCACCTACCATCTGGCGATAGTGCATCTTTCCCGATGCATCGACGCGCATATGGGCTGTTCATTGCTCCGCACTTAGGACACGGGACTTGTTCTCCACTGCGTTTTGAACGTTGCGCTTCGGCTTCTTCCAGAATTGGGTCTTCATATAACTGACCAAGCTCAAACATCGTTCCTGAGAAATCAAGGACCAGATGGTCTTCTTTATGATACCCGGCGTCAATTTGCTCTTTCTTCAGCAAGCGCATTCCGCGACCAAGCAACTGAACAAGAAGTGTTAGTGACATTATTTTTCGTAATATGACACTTACATCCCAGAGCGGGATGTTTACGCCGGTCGTCAAGCAACCAATCTGGAAAACATACTTAATCCTTCCAGTGTATGCGTCTTTTAATGCCTTGCGTCTGGCTTTCATACCCATATCTTCAGTGACGATCGCATAACTTCCTTCAGGTAAATATTTTGCCGCCTCCTGACAGTGCTTCTTGCCAGCGCATGTAATCAATACGCCATTTCTGTTTTTTGTCAGCTCCATAACCTTGAGCATGATTTTCTGTGTGAGTGTCCCTTGCTCAAGGATTTCTTTTTGCATCTGCTTGAGCTGCTCGGAAGTGAAGTCCTGTGTGCCATCGCTTCCTGACGCTTCAAATGCTGACAGGTCGTAATGCAAGTCATCAATATCATGCAGACCAAAAATCGTCGGAACAAGGAATCCAATATCAACAAGATATTTGGTGTCAATGTTTACTATTTCATGTTTCCAGTAGGCACCCTTAATCGAGTCGGTGCCACGAAACGGGCTGCCTGTATATCCAATAACGATGACATCGTGACCGTATTTAGCCTTACATCTGCGGTTAAGTTCAGTCATGATGACGCCATATTGCGTTTCAGGACTTTCGCTTACCACGTCCTCCCAGTTCATCTGGTGGCATTCATCAATAAGGATATAGCGAGGGCAGAAATCGGAAAGCGCACCTTTAGAAAGTAAATTACCTGACTCGTCCTTCTTATCGAAAAGGCCATTTATTATTGATCCCTCAGTCCCAGCAATAAGCGGATATGCAGTTGACTTTCTGCCAAGAGCAGCACTAAAAAGTGAGTTTTTCACACTCAGATTCCAAAGTTCTTCCGCATCCTGCTCAATAATTTCTGGCTGTCTTGCAATAACAAGCCCTTCCCACCCCATATCCTGAAAGCGTCGCGCAATCATGGCAATCATAATGGTCTTTCCCGCACCTACCGATGCGGTAACGAAACTTGGCTTAGGGTCTTTTCCGAACTTGCGGATAACTTCAGCCGTCTTTTCATAAACCAGCCATTGATAAGGTCGTGGCTCAATCTCACCCGTATGAACAACTGACCGCAATTTGTCTATATCCAGCCCCGCAATCATTGCGTCTATTTTATGCATCACCAAATCCTCGCGCCAAGACGTTCAATTGCTTGTTTCTTTGTTTCATCATCTATTCCGCTATAAAAATACATATAACTAAGATTCCATAGGTAATCTTCTGGCCTATCATCGGCAAACAAATCATCCCACTCAAAAATCCATTCTCCAGTTCTCTGTCTTCTGTATATGGTTAACCATGTGTTGCTTCGTGGAGGGTATCCGAAGGCAACAGGGATTGGCTTGCCATGAAAAATCCTCTTAAAAATGCTATCAAGGAACACTGCTATATCCTTTTGTTGATGTTTCTACGTCAGTTAGCTTATACTCAATCTACACCAACAATCAAGGGTCAATTTATGAGATACGACTGGAAAGACATTGAGCCAAAAATGCTCGGCAACTGGCAGGCAGCCATCATGTCTATCGTCAATGTGGATAGCAGAGTTTTCAATGGCAAGCACCAGCCATGCCCGTCATGCTCAGGAAAAGACAGGTATCGCTTTGATGACAACTTCAAAACAAAAGGCGATGGCGGTGCAATCTGCAATCAGTGCGGTTCTGGCAGCGGCATGAACTGGCTGATGAAACTTTCAGGCATGAGCTTTCCTGAAGCACTGGAGGCGCTTGGTGGATTCCTGAATATGCACCCGCGCGAAAAACTGGAGGCTATCAGGAAGGAGCTGCCGAAGATAAATCACAACGATGACTTTATCACCGAGCAGGAAGTCGCCGCAATAATGGCTAAAACGACGCGTGTCGCTATGAATGAGTGGACGTTGATAAATGGCATTGGTTGCGATGTTAATGTCGCCAGAGGTAAATCTGGAGAGCTTATTGCGGTTGAGATGGTTCGCGCTGACACAATGAAGCCATGCAACGTGGCATTCATTGGTATGAATGGCGATTCATTCAGAACATTTTATAAAGCAGGGTACAACAAAGACTCAGCCATCAATGGAAAACTCACGCGAGGCGCGATAAGCCCAATCGGAGAAGACAACGGAAAGTTCATTTACCTGGTATCTGGTTATGCAGATGCGTGGAAATGCCATTACTTCACTGGCGCGCATGTCTGGTGCTGCTGGTCGCCGGAAAACATGTGGGAAGTGGTGCGTTCTGTTAGCGATGAGGTGAAATATAGGTTGCGTTGCATAGTTAATTATAAATTTGATGAACTGTGTGCTGCGGAAAATGCAGGTCTTCCGGTGATGCTACCCGATGATGCTGACACAATCAGGATGGCGAAGATAATCAGGAGAAAGATTTATGACGCTGGAGAGCTGATAGAGAAAATGTCAATCAGCAGATAAAAGAAACCCTCCGATTGGAGGGTTTTTGTTATTAGCATTTCATCTTGTCAATTTCATCGTCAATAATCTTTATTATCTCTCGCTTTGCATTCCTCCATGCATAAATGGCATCAAGCGAAGCTCTGTCTTTTGAATCACCGGTAGCTGTTGAATAAAGGATTATGTCTCCCATCTTACAAAATGTATCTATGTAAACAGCCCTAAAAAGACCATCGCCGCAGCTCCAGCACAAGCAATTATTTATTTTCTCGCAATCATTACCAATACTTAGAGTGTTAAACGTCTCAAGCCATCCACGGCGTTCACCAATGGAAATTGAGTAATCATAATCACCATATCCACAAGGAGATACTGAACACTCAAGAAAAAAAAGTCGATATTCATACAGTTTTAGAGCTATCGCCTTGTGAATAAGAAACTTGAGTTTTTTCTTGGCGCTCATCAAAACACACCCTCACTGCGTTTATGCTCAATTTCATTCCGTATACGAAGCCACAATTGCCTTGTGTTTTTTACTGCCTTGTCTTTTGTTTCCCCGACTCCAGACGTGTGAATCTGATACTTTTTACCAGTATGATGTCCATCTATGCCAATCAAGACGCCTCTCCAACCATTGCCATGCACGTCTTTGAAGCAAAAAATACCGCTAATAACTTCAATGCCTTCTTGAGAGTCTCCATATGGGAAAAACAGATCATGAAACCAATCACAATCCGCAGCGCCCAATGTGAAATCAACTTTACCAGGACGAGTTTCTGTTGCATAACAGTTAACAACATTTTCATTAATCACTATATTCATCGCCAACCCCTCACTGCAGCCATATTCATGCCAATACCATCAACAATTTGCGTGAATTTAACGCTCATTTTCGTTCCTTCAAATTTACTTGCGTCGTTAATCCAGTAACCGCAACCTACAGCATCAATAGCACGAGAGGCCATGAGTGATTGTATTACTGGAGTAACAAGAGTTTTTGCTCCATAGGAAAAATCTTCCCCATTAGACCTTGCTATTGCCTCAGCAAGAGCCTTGAGGGATTTTGTTTTAACAGCTCTCTGAACGAGAATAGACTGAGGCATCCTGTCATCCTTCGTTCTTCCAGAAAGGATATTCTCAATTCTATTTTTAATCTCATTCCATCTGGCCATTGTTCCGAGTTCTTCCTGGCTCTCGTTCACTTTTAGCATGCTCATAACATCTGTCAGGCTTTCGCAAACAAAACAGAATGACCACATCAGCATTTCTTCTGTAATTACACCTTTATTCCCAGCAGAAAGTGCAGTCGCAACTTTTTCAACCTGCTCGAATGAACGGGCAATTACCGCGCCAAGAGAAACATCATTTACCAGCTCCTCAAATCTGTCATCAAGTGATTCAGCCAGCGCCTGCACAACATCGTTTTCGTATCTTGCAACCTGTGGTGATGATTTTTCCACTGCCTTCATTTTATCTATTAGAGATTGTGGTGTTTTATGGCCATATTTTCGTAATTTCCTTGCGCGACCATCTTTCCCTTTAATGAAGATTGCTCGACCAATCAAGCCTGTTCCGATATTTTCTGAACAAATAATACTGGACAGCTTCTCTGGTGTTGAAAAGCACATCATTGAGAATATCGGGTCTTCGATACCCTGCTGAATTGGCCATAATATTTCACGCTCAAGCTGCTGCTCGCGTCTGCGGTATTCTGACTCTACAATCCCTTTATCCTTAACTTCAGCTTTCAGCTTCTTGAGTTCCTTCTCAAGCTGCTCTTTGGCGTTAACAGCATCAAGGTCTGAAAACTTCTTCAGCCTGTCGGAATAAACAGACAGAATTTCAGAACCAAGTTCAGCCATGTAAGCTGCGCCATTCTTCTGCGTCATTACACCAAACAATCCATGACATTCATCAATAATAAATGTCGCTACGCCATCATGATTTATCAGTGACCGACCGATATCTTTTGATGATGCAATTCGACCAAAGACATGCATACCCTTTTCGATATCTCTCGCCATGATTTTGAAATGGCTTTGTGATCTATCCTTTCCTCCTGCTGAATCTGCGATACAGATAGTAAGAAGATTTCCCTTCATGCCGCTTGGGGTTTTAATCTTTCCCTTGCTGGCAATAATCAGTTCATGAAGAGCAGCAACAGCTCTAAGTCTTGGTTGTTCACGAACCTCTCCAGCGGCAATGTCATCAGCAATTTCACCGGCAAGACCAGGTGGTTTGGTAATGTCGTACCACTTTTCTTTGTTTATGTCAGCCGTCAGGTCATAAATGGTTTTTATCGACATCATGAGATCCTTTTGATGATTACTTTCCCATCACTTGATTTGCATGTGAATGATTTCCCTGTTGCATACCCATAAGCATGGGCTTTTCTCTGAACCTTTGTATTGCTGTATTCACACTCTGATATACAAACAATGTCTCCTGGCTTCATCCTGCTAAAAGGCCACTTTGTTCTCTTCCTGGCATTATCCAGATCAAACTGATTTGCCATTGTTACTTTCATTTAAACCTCCGCACGCTTATACATCAAGTATCTTATTCTTATCCATTATCCATGTCAACAATGGCGCAACATGAGCAAATCACTTATCCGCTAAATGTAATTCGGGATAAAACGGGATAAGAACGGGGAAAGTTTGGGATAAGTAATTTTAATACTAAGTATATGTATTTATTACTATTATTATTGATATATACTACTATTTATACGATTTATACCATTTTTTTCACCATATTTTTCATTACCAAAAAATCCATTTCAAAAATTATGTTTCTCTCTATTAAGTTCGGGATAAGTGTAAATGAGATAAAACGACTCAACATCATGAATTATAAAGACTTTTTTGGGATAAATGAAAAAATATGCGGGATAAAACGGATAAATGCATCTGTTAAAAATCAATGACTTACAAAATTAATAACTGCGAGCAAACACTAACTACTATGTTTATTTTAGCCTTTGTATTGACGTAGATATGCCGGTGATGTAGATTGAACTCATCGAAACAAACGATGGTGAAGAGATGAAAATCAAAGACCGTGAAGAATTTGAAGATGCGCAGGCTATGGCGCGCATTGCAGTTGAGCGCACAAACAACAGCATTCCTGCAGAAGCATTCTGGAGCGCAGCAATGCAGGCTTTAATCTCAGCGTATGGGTTAAGCAGATGACAGGCGCAACATTCGAACTTATCGCCAGTCTGGTTATCGTGGCGTTCATCATTATCGCAGTGGCAGTTTCTAAATCAGGGTATAAGGAGTAACAGAATGATCAACTGGCATAACGAGCACATCATGCAATGGTATCGTCGCCGCATTAAGGCAATCATTAAATCTTACGAGGTGCAATAAATGGCAAAGACTATCTATCGTCGCGAGAAACTGGAACAAGAACTCGGTCACGTTGGCGCGCAAAACTTCATGAGCAAGCAGGCACGTAATGCAATGGAATCTATCCGCGTAAATCGCGTTGTGCGCGTGTTTAATGGTGAAGGCAAGCGTAGAGTAATGGATGAGCTGATTATCGTATTCTGAACGCGATTCAGCAGGCTTATTTTTAATGGTGATGATATGGCAAAAGTGAAAACATATGAGTTCTGGTTTTGCACAAGCATATTTTGCAAAGTGCGCAAAAACATCAAACGCGCCCACTGGTGGAGCAAGCCTATTTTATTGGCGTTTTACACTGTGACAGCAAAGTGCAAATTCAAAACGATTGACATCACAGATGAGGATGCGCTCAAAATCGCAAAGATTGAGTTTGAAGAAGATGGATATTACGAAGAAATTATGGGGGTTAGGGTATGACAATCACAAAACAACGAGTAGAAGAAATAATATCGCGCATTGAAATGTATGGACATGGTGCAGGGTATACCGCCGAAGAGGTTTATGACCTTGCTGTACTGGCGCTGAATTTATCAAATATCGCAAAACTAAAGCGATACGAACTTGATATGGATGGTTGTGACTCGTTCGGGCAGGATTGTGGCGCTGACATGAGTGAAGACCCTGATGGTGAATTTGTCATGTTTGACGATGTTGTCAGTATGGTTCAGTTTGACACTACCGCGCAGCAATTCGAAAGCCTAAGCAATCACAAGCATCACTTCATCAATGGCACTTGCGTAGAGTGCCTGAAAAGTGAATAGCTACCCGTTCATATTAATTATCAGTGCGCTCTATGTGGCGCACGCTTTAGTGGAGATGTATGGATGAAAACAAGAAGCGAATATCTTCGTGATATTTCTTATAAGCTCGCAGAATGGTCTTCTGTTGTTAATGACCGCGAGGCGCTTAACAGAAAAACTCCAATGGAGCTTGAAAATCTTCTTGATGAAGCATCAAAGGTTATGATGGAAGAGTCTCAGCTTCACAAGAGAAAAGAGATTTCCATTAGGCAGAAGTTTGCATTATGGCTTCTTAAACATAGCTAACAGGAGATTTTTATGACCAGACACCAACGACGCCGCTACACCACTGGCGATAAAATCTTCCTTGCTGTTTATGTGCTGGCGCTGGTGGCAGCCATTGCAGGAGTTGTGCATTATGTTTAGCGACATTGGCGACGCAATGCAAAACATGTGGAAACGATACTGGGACGGAATGATGACCTGTCATTACATGATGGTGCAGCTCGGCAATCGCATTGAGGTTGTGCCTGATACTGGCGTGCATGAAATTAAGTACATGTGCTCAACGAGGGATTATGCTAATGCAAACCACTAAACAGAAAGTCTGGAATCTCGCAAAGCAGCACGAATTGGACGATTTCATCGCGAAGGTTGCCAAAACATTCCCTGATGCGCTTGAAGTCGTTCATGTGCAGACGCGAAAAGAAAACGCATGGTGCTATGCTGGCAAGCGTAATAGTGATGGTGTACAATAATCGCATAACCACCATTGCCTCACTCATATCATCACCAAACCTTTAACCCGCCTTGTGCGGGTTCTTTTTATCTACGTCTATGTGTTAAAATTAACGTATGTGAGTTACTCAAAGAACACAAAAGACATGGCGAATCCAAATCCGAAACACAAATTTTCCTCTACAAATCAACCACCTCCGCGCGGAAAGAGCTATCGAACGGTGCTACTTGAGGCTCTTCGTGCTGCAAATACACCGATGAACGAGATTGAATTCGTCACGTATTACATCAATAAGGCGATGACATGCGAAGACGCTCAGGCAACTGGCATGCTTCGAGAGATATTCCTGCGGCTCAATCCGATTCCTAAGCCTGTGGCTCCTCCTGTGGAGTTCGACTTCCCTGCTGACGGCACTCCTGTGCAGAAGATGGACGCAATCATCAAGGGTGTATCCACTGGCGTTGTGCCTGCTGACATCGGCAAGATGATGGCTGACATTATCAAGTCTGGCCTTGACATTCAGGAAATCACCGAACTCGCCGCGCGCCTTGAGAGACTGGAGAAATTACTGGAGCAGCAGAATGGCTCGTAAACGCCTATCCGCGCTGGCAATCGAAAAACTTGAACAGGTAGTTGGCAATTCAACTGCAAAACCAGAGTCCGCTGTTTTCGGCCTTGTCGATAAGATATTGTCTGACGGTACACCAAATGTGGTTAAGTGCCTTAAAATGACAGCCACTGGCGTGTCAGAAACAGACGAGAAGCCAACAATATTAATCCCTGAGCGAATGGAGCTGCTGCTTTATCCTCGCCGTTTCAAAGTGTTCTATGGAGGTAGGGGCAGCGGAAAGACAGCTAACGTTGTTTCTTACCTTATAGAAAAGGCAAGATTTCGCAACAGCCGCGTCGGATGCTTCCGTGAGATACAGAACTCAATCAAAGAATCAAGCTATGCAGAGCTGGTCGATGAGATAAACAGGAAGGGGCACACTCAGGAATATCGTTGCGTGGATGGCGAGATAACACACCACACAACGAGATCAAAGTTTGTTTTTCGTGGCCTTTGGCGAAACATAACCGCCATCAAGGGTATGGCTGGACTCACAGATGTATTCTGTGAAGAATCTGAAAATATCAGTCAGGTGTCATGGGATACGTTAATTCCAACGGTGCGCGCCGCTGGTTCTGAAATTATTATTGTTTTTAACCCGAACAAAGAGACGGACCCGACATGGACTAACTTTGTTGAGCCTTATATCGACAAGATGGTAGATGGCATATATCAGGATGATGACATCGTTGTTGTTAATGTTAACTACGTCCACAACCCGTGGTTCACTGAAGAACTGAAGCAGCACATGAACCAGATGAAGGCTGTGGATTATGATCGCTATCTGTGGGTGTATGAAGGGTTATTCAACAAGCGTTCCGAAGAGGCCGTGCTTGGCGGGAAATGGCAAACGCTGGACTTCGAGCCATCTCCCGAATGGGGAGGGCCATATTATGGCATTGACTTTGGTTTTTCTCAGGATGCAACCGCAGCAACAGAATCATATGTAGAAGATTTGGGCGATGGACGCAGAAACCTGTATATCTATCGTGACTTTGCAAAGGTTGGCCTTGAGATAACTGACACGCCGGAAGCGATGAGGTCAGCATTCCCAAATTCAGAGAAGTACAGATGGTATGGGGATTGCGCAAGGCCTGAAACAATAAGCCATATACGCCGATCTGGATTCGACATTCATCCGTGCGCAAAATGGCCGGGAAGTATTGAAGATGGCATTACATGGCTTCGTGGGTGTGACAGGATTTACGTACACTCAAGATGCAAGCACGTCATTGAAGAGATGACAATGTACAGCTACAAGGTGGATAAATTAACAGGGAACATACTCCCTGATATAGTTGATAAATACAATCACGCGATTGATAGCCTACGCTATGGACTTGGAGACCATATCGTTCAGCGTGGCAGTGGAATGCTAATCCGTCGCAGGCGGTAAAAATAAAGCCCTCATCTGAGGGCTTGTTTCATTTAATCAACGCTCTGCGACCAAGTTCAGCAATCCATTCCGCTGCATCCTCTATTTTGTTGAACTCATAAAGATGCTTGTTATCTTCCATAACATAAAACAGGATGCGACCAAACTTATTTTTCTTTGCGCTAAATTTAACATCTTTCATGTTTTACCTCCTTTCGTTTCATGAGTTTAAACTACATCAACGATGAATCCACGTCAACATTTATTATTAATGTTGATAAATCCGCATCACCACACTTGACCAATCTACACCGAGCGCATAGTATAATCTACATCAGGATTATCGGAGATATCACTATGCGCAGCTATGCAGGATTCACACAGGAGGAAAAAGAGCAGGTTTATTCACTGGCGCGCGCTGGCGTGCCTGATGAGGTGATTTGCCGTCGGTATGACATCGACGAGGATTTTCTGCTGCGCGTTTTGGATGACGTTTTCGTTAACCTGCAAGAGAAGCGCGGATATAAGGGTATCTGCTGCAAGAATGATTTTTTGAGAGGGTGATGCGATGACAAGAAAAGAGGTTCACGAATATTCTATTGCAGCCAGGAGGCGCGTAGAAGATGTATGGATGAATCACGGTTTACGCAGCGAAAGAGCAAAATTATACGCAAAATGCCATCAAGTGGTAAGCGGTGACAGAGTTGAATGTTACGCGTTTAATCAGTGGATGAAGTCTGGCGTCGTTGACAAGGGATAATGGTGAAAAATTGAAGCAAACCTGCTAAAATAAATATTGCGGATAGGAAGGCCATCCGACAAGTGCGTTAGTCAGCGCATTTCCGCAATCCCGCACTGACTCCTGATGACGAGGGTAAATCATGAATTGGAATGAACATTTCTCAATAAAAGAAGATGGATTGCACTGGATAAGAGTAAAAACAAACAAACAAAAGACAACCAAGGCTGGCTATATAAGCAATAAAGATGGATACATAAGAGTTATGCTTGATAGTAAATGCTATCTTGCTCACCGTATCATCTGGGAAATGCATAACGGTCCTATACCTGAAGGTATGCAGATCGACCATATCAACCATATCCGTCATGACAACAGAATTGAAAACCTTAGATTGGTAAGCAATCAGGATAACCAGAAGAACACAAAGAGAAGCAGGAATAACAAATCTGGTGTAACTGGGGTATGCTGGTACCCAGCATACGAGAAGTGGAGAGCGTACATCTGCATAGATGGAAAGCAAATAACTCTTGGGTATTTTTCAAGTATTAAGTCAGCAGCAGCAGCAAGAAAGGAAGCTGAGCTAAGGCATGACTTTCACAAGAACCACGGCGCTTGATGATATAATGACCCTTACAGAAATGTGAGGGTTTTTTATGAGCGACAAAATCGCAGCATTGAATGCATACATCAAGGATAGAGTATCTAACAACAATAGAATGATTCAGCAACAGCGCATATGCCACGCCGGGAAAAATTTAGATCAGAAGCGCGCTTTTATGTGGAAGGAGATGGGTTACCCGCAGGAAATTAACGCAGAAGATTTCCGGTTTGCTTATGAGCGTTACCCGCTGGCAACCGCCGCAGTAAATATCGTTCTCAACAAATCGTGGCATGGTATGCCTACAGTGCTTGAGGATGGTGCTGATGATGAAGCCACTTCCCCGTGGGAAAAGAGCGTCAATGACATTCTGAAAAAGGCGCTTCCATTCATCAAGGATGCAGATAAGCGGAATCTGATTAACCGATACTCTGCGCTAATCCTGCAAATCCGCGATGGTCGCCAGTGGAGTGAGCCTGTAGACATTACCAAAACCCGCCGCATTAAAGATAAATCCATTGTTCGCTTTATTCCAGTGTGGGAAGAGCAACTCCGCGTCAGTGCGTGGAATAACAATGAATCCAGCGAAGACTACGGAATGCCTGAGATGTACGAATATCAGGAAAGCGCCGTGGAAGACTTCGACAGCGACGGTAAGCCTGAGCGTTCAGTGCAGATTCATCCTGACCGCATCATCATTCTGGCTGAGGGCAGCTTTGACGGCAGCATGTTCAGTGGCGTTCCATTGCTACGCGCTGGCTTTAACTCATTAATAGATTGTGCCAAGGTGTCCGGAAGTTCTGCTGAGGGGCTACTCAAAAACTCATCTCGCCAACTTAATGTTTCGTTCAACAAAGATAATGTTTCAGCACAATCTCTGGCGCAGCAGATGCAGGTTCCAGTAGATGAACTGGCTGACCTGCTGAACGAAAACATCGAAATGCTCAACTCAGGCATTGATGCGGCAATGTTCAGCTTCGGCAGTGATGTTAGCGTCCTGTCAACATCAATGAGCGATCCTGAGCCGTTTATGTATGTTGCTGCCAGCCAGTTCGCGGCATCAGTGAATATCCCGCTTAACTCATTACTTGGAAGTCGAAGCGGTGTGCTCGCATCGGCCAATGATGAGCAGTCACTGGCAATGATGGCTATGCAACGCAGGGATGGCTGGCTTGATTATCTGGTTGGCTCTTTCGTTGAGCGTTTAATTACGTTTGGCATTGTAGATAAAGCTCCGGCTGCTGGATATTATTGCAAGTGGAATGACCTGCTTGAACCAACGCAGAACGACAAGGCTGAGTTGATTGTTAAACTCGCTCAGGCTGCACAAAGCGCGGCAAATGCTGGTGTCGGTCAAATCCTTACAGATGATGAAATCAGGGGATTCCTTGGTCTTGAGCCTATAGAGATGCCTGATGGATACATGGAAGATGATCCAGAATCTTCATCACAAAAAGATGATGCAGCCACTCAGGAGTGATATAATCACAAGTGCAGCTAGTCCGGCCAGACGAAAAGGTGAACGTAGACACCCTGCTGCATCCTCAATCTACGAACCTACTACGGGGTTAATCATGGCTAAAAGACTCACCACGGAAGACTTCATTTCTCGCGCCAAGCAAAAACATGGCGACAAGTACATTTATGATAAATTGGCATTCTCCGGAACGAAGAATCAAGTAACAATAACGTGCAGAAAACATGGCGACTTTACTCAAAAAGCGGAGTGCCATCTCGCTGGCTACGGCTGCGAACTTTGCGCTAGAGATGTTCGGGCAAGAAAATTGATGGCATCAAATGATGAATTTATCTCCAAGGCTAAAATGGTCCATGGTGGTAAATATTCATATGATAAGTGCGTATATACCGGAACTCACCGAAAGGTGGTAATAACATGCCAAAAGCACGGTGATTTTCCCCAGCAACCAGCCAATCATTTATCAGGTAATGGTTGCCCATTGTGCAAACTTGAGAATCTATCCGACAAATTCAGCGGCAATAAATCATCATTCATAACAAAAGCAAAAGCAATTCATGGGAAAAGATACTCATACGAGAAGGTTAATTATGTGAGAAGCTCAAGGAAGGTATGTATAACATGTCATATCCATGGTGATTTCTACCAGACACCAAACTCACACTTAAGGGGATCAGGTTGCAATAAATGCACGGCTTATGGGTTTAAGCCTGCAAACTTATACGTGGCTGAAATGGATGGTATGTGCAAGATCGGGATAAGCAACAACACCAAAAGAAGAATGAAGAGCATATCAAAATCAGCAGGGAAAACTGTTACCGTGGTTGCTGAGTACTCATTCCCATCATGGGCTGACGCGAGAAGGGCTGAATCAATGATACATAAAGAAATAAAACATAAAAATGCAGGATTAACAGGATTTGATGGGGCGAGCGAATTTTTCAATATATCAACCCACGAGGCGGCCGATTTGGTTTTAAAGCATGGAGGTAAGGGGCAATGAAGATACTCCGGTTTAACGCAAGGCTGCCACAACCGCGCATATCGCAGAGTCTGACGGACCCGTTAGGCGCTGCAACTCGCCTGTCAAAAATGGACAAGGTGATAACGCGCAAATACAAACAACTCAGGACTCGTGCGCTTGAGTTGTTCCGCACTATTCCTAGCAGTCAGGCTAACGCAGAATCAAGTGGCCTGTATTTCTACGATTTCAGCAGTGCGCGGGCTGCCACGTTCATGGATGAGTTGCAGGCGCTGATTGACGAGATTCTTCTTGAAGGTGATGATTTCGGTCACGGCAGGATGTGGGCTAATGTGTTCATCGGTGATGCGTATCAGGCTGGCACACAGAAGGCTAACTCAGAACTGTCAAGCCTGTCTCCGGTTTATGCTGAACAGCGACCGATTGCTGCAATACTCTACAGTGAGCCTTATCTTAATCGCCTGCAACTGGCGTACACACAAGGTTACTCAAACTGGCGCGGATTGAGTGATTACTCCCGTCAGCAACTGGCGTCTGTCATTATGGAAGGCATTGCCCGTGGCGCTAATCCTCGTGATGTTGAGGCTGATATTGTCAAACGTGTTGATGTATCTCACAGTTACGCAAAACAGATTGCGCAGACAGAAATCACCGGAACACTGCGACAGGCTAACAGGCGGGAAGTCATTGAGGCACGCGAGGAATTAGGAATTGAAACGGTGATGCTGTGGCAGTCTGCATTGATGCGCACGACCCGTCAGACTCATGCGGCGAGACACGGGCGGTTTTACACGCCAGAAGAGATTGACACGTTTTATAGCGAAGTGGCGAACCGCAGGAATTGCCATTGTGCACAAACTCCTGCGTTATTAATGGATGGCAAACCAGTCATTCTTGAATCGTCACAGGAAAGGCTTGATAAGCAGCGAGAGGCGTGGCAATCAGCCAACAAAAAGCCCTCTAAGTGAGGGCTTTGGTTTAAATGTTTGTCTTTTTATCGTTTGCCAATGGAAACTTATCATCAGCAAACTTTTCCATTCTCCGTCTTAGCCTTCTGACAGAAAAACTCCAGTCATCAGCCTTATTTAAAATCAATTCAAGTGCGATGACCGGTAAAAACACAGGAAGAAGTGCAATCCTGCCAATGAGGCTTTTCTTGCTCATTTTATACATGTCAATCCTCCAGTTTCACGCCGGGAATTTTGCCTGCTGCGATGGCTTCATAAATTAGCTTAGCCTCATCCTCGCGCTTGTAATCTTGCGCTACCATTTCTAATACCGCACAGATAGATTCAAGCACAGCCTCATGCTTCCTTTCTGCTTCGGATTGCAGTGGGCGGAACTGCGGTTTGTCGATGATGATATCTTTTGCTATTTCCGTTCCCTGCTCTACACCGAGGATTTTAGTTACTCCAGAAATAACAACCAGTTGGTCTGATGCGTATTTAATTGTTACCGGATACCACTTACCGTTGTTGTCGAGATATTCACATTCACACCCAACTGGCGGTAAACCTTCGCCGTTCCATGCTGGCTTTTGCGATGCGGAGATTGCTGATTCGTATTGCTGCTTAGTAACCACATCCGCAATCCAGTCATCACATTTTTTGAGCTTAAAGTCACTGCAATAGTCAGAGTCCATTTCAAACAACTGGCCCTCGCTATCCTGCTCTACAGCATCAACTCCCTTAGGCCACCCGCCACGCTTAGGCAATTCTTGAACTAACAGGTCGATAAGTTTCATTTTGTTTCTCCGTCAATAATTTGGCTTTACGTCTTTCATTGTTAGTGGCTTCCATCCACTTGCAATTGCAGTATCAATACAATCCTCAAGCGTTTCGGCTTTTATTGGTTCGCCAACTTCACTGTCATCAAATTTTCTCTGTATTTGATAGCCATCTACGACGTAAAGAATCTCCACAGAGCCATGCAGTGTGTGCATCGACTCAAGCCATTGCAGGTGGTAGCTCATTTTGCTTCTCCCAATGCCTTATTAACCGCCGCACGCGCATTACCCAGAGCACGACGCTTGCTTGATGTTGTCCAGACTTTTCCGGAGTGGTCGTCGTAGATTTCCAGTAGTTGCTGGAGTGCTGCGAGCAGGTCTGGTGATGCAGCCATTAAATTAAAGTCATGCTCAACACTGTCATTAATTTCCCAATGCATCCCGTTGTATTTAGCTCCCTTACTAGAGAAGGCGATGTTTCTGTCATCGTCATAGTGACAACCCGGCGTGTCATCAGTTCTACAAGATTGGTAAACCGCTGCGCAACCACCGCGAATGTCTGCAACCCACGGACCGGGCGTGCCTTTAAATTCTTTCATCACCAACCTCACTTAATATATTCAATAATTTCACACTCACGCATCTGCACCAGACCAAATGGTGCAACCACTTTACCGCACGGACGGATTTTGATTTGCTCAAGGTCGAACACTCCGCAGCGTCCGTTTTCTTTGAATTTGACCATTACCATGATTAGCCTCGCTTGAGCAAAAGTTCATGCAGCATGCAGTCATCGTTAATGACTTGCTTGTCTTTGTAATAATTTTCACCTTCACCAATAAGAAAATCCTTATCTTCTGGGTGCGGTGAAACTGAAAGGTCGAACGCCGGGAGAGCAGCAGATGTGCCATCTATGATATTGAGTATTGAGAATGCGACACCTTCGCAACGGTCAATATCAGACTTATCAGGCAGATTAGCCCAGTAATGATAAACATGTCGCACTTGAGCTAAAAACTGCTCCCTTACCTCTTCTTTTGTGTACTCTCTGCTCATATTAATTACCTCACATCGTTGTTGATGTAGATACTATACGTCAACACCATTGTGATAGAATTAATCATTATTTGAACAGGAGGCAGAATGAAACTATCGCAACGCGGCACGGAGACCCTTGGAATCACCGATGCCGTGGATATATCGCCTTACATCACCACTGAGACAACACAAAATCAGTTCGACGCGCTAACGAGCCTTGCCACCGACATCGGCATTGACGTGTTCCGCAAATCAACACTTCTGAAGAAACACAATCTCCGCTGCTTCTCATGTGCTGTTGCGCATTTCATCGTGTGGGGCGAGAAAACCGGCGACAAAGCAAAACGCAAAGCTGAAAAAGAGGTTTACTGGTATGGTTATTAGCAAAAACATGAAAGCGTTTCTGGATATGCTGGCGTACAGCGAGGGTACGGATAACGGGAGACAGAAAACCAATAATCATGGCTATGATGTGATTGTCGGTGGCGCGCTGTTTACCGACTATTCCGATCACCCGCGCAAGATGATTGGCCTGCCTAAGCTGGGTATCAAATCCACTGCCGCAGGGCGCTATCAGGTGCTGGCTAAGTTTTATGATGCATACAAAAAGCAATTGCGTTTGCCGGACTTTTCTCCTGCGTCACAGGACGCGATTGCAATGCAGCTAATCCGCGAATGCAAAGCCACTGCCGATATCGAGGATGGCCGCATTGCTGATGCCATCCATAAATGCCGTTCCCGCTGGGCCTCGCTGCCGGGCGCTGGATATGGTCAGCATGAGCAGAAACTGGATAAGCTGATTCAGGTATACAAGGATGCTGGCGGAGTCGTGGCATGAAAAAGCTAAGCAACTGGCTGCTTGGCCTGTGGATTTCATTCTGCTCGCTATTGCAAATCTGGCCTGAGTCCATGCTTTATGTGTGGGCCATGATGCCGGACGACCTGAAATCCGCGCTGCCGCCAATCGTGGTTAAAGGGGTGAGCTACTCAATCATGCTGGTTGGCATTCTCGGCAAGATGCACGGCATGAGGAAGGAAAACCGGAGGCTGCGCAATGACGTCGATTCTCGCTAAATACTGGCGACCACTGGCAATTATTATAATTGTTGCTGCTGGCGCATTGTTGGTAGCCAATAAAGTATCCAGCTATGGCGAGCAGCAATATGCCGCTGGATATGCAAAGTCCATCGCTGAGCAGAAGGCAGCAGACGAACAAGAGGAGCAACGACGCAATGCAGAACTGCAAAAGATTCAGGCAGACGCACAGCAAAGGATTGATGCTGCGCGTAATGATGCTGTTAATGCTGCCGCTAAGTCTGGCAGGTTGCGCGCAGAAACAGAGCGCATCCGTAAGCTCGCAGAGCGTTATACCGGGACTCAGCCAGCAAGCGTATCAACCAGAAAGGTCATCGTTATGCTCACCCAATTGCTTGACGAGAGCAATGATGCTTATAGACGAACAGCGGAGGAAGCTGACAGGTATTACAACGCTGGACTGACTTGTCAAAAACAGTACGAATCACTAATTAAATGATATAATCATAAATGCAGCTAGTCCGGCCAGACGAAAAGCAACTCATCACTGCCTGCTGCATCCTCACCAAAAGATGACCCTGATGAGGAATCAAGCAATGACTCAAGAAGAATTAAAAAACATTCTCAATTACAATAGCGAAACTGGTAAATTCTCATGGGTCTACACGAAGTGGAAAAAGTCAAATCGTGTTGGTAGCAAAAAGGCTAACGGGTATATGCGGGTAGGCATAGGTGGCAAGGTTTATTATCAGCACAGGCTCGCTTGGCTTTACATTACCGGAGAGATGCCTGATTCAGAGATTGATCATATAAACGGAATCAGGGATGACAATAGATGGTGTAACTTGAGGTTAGCAACAAGATCACAAAATGAGATGAATACAGCGCTCTCATCAGTGAACACCTCAGGTGTCAAGGGAGTAAGTTGGGACAAGAGAAACAAAAAATGGTGCGCAACAATAAAAATAAACGGAAGAACTATATGGTTAGGCAGGCATTCATCAATCGAGTCAGCAAAAGCGGCAATAGAAAGAGCGCGGGGACATATACATGGTGAATTTGCTTGCGATGGAATAAGGCAAGAGAAGCAGGATTGATGTGTGAGGCGCAGTATAATTCGTTACGCAATAAAAAACCCCTCAGTTGAGGGGTTTTGCTTGCCAGTCAGCGACTGCGAATCGCTGATTGCTGTCCGAAAACATGTACCGAAGCTCACGTTGTCGTTACTTATCACAAAGTAATAGTAGCAGCAACCTTCAATTGCGTCAACTCCACGAGCAATAAAAAAAGCCCCGCAATGGGGCTTGTGTTTAATTGGTTTGCTCAGATTCTTCTCGCTGCTTCCACATCTGTTTTAGCTGGAAGTAAGCATACGCTTCATCACCACCCTTTGCGTTGCGTTCCATTTTCTCACACCATGCCGATGGTTTTGGCGGCTCACTCCGCTGGTAATGTTGTTGGCTCATCAACAGATTCCTCGGTCGCAGTTTCAACGATGCGCACCAGCGAACACTCAAGATTCGGTGCATTGTAATTACCAGCCAGAAACAGCACGCTACCAGTGCTAATCAGCACCTGCTTTGCGTTTGCCTGTGACAGATTCTGCACGATGAATTGCGCCGTTTCCGTGCCGATTTTCAGCACCGCGCTGCCGTCACTATTCAGTGATACCAGTTGCGCTGAAGTGTCGGCAATGTTGGTGTAGTTCGCGTTTCGTTGCGCGATTGTGATCA